TTACATTATCCTTATTATTTCTCTAGCTATTAAGATCCAGACTATGATCGTTGCGCCTAGTGGTATTACCACTAGGCCGAGAGATGCGAGGGCATCGAGTATATGTTTCATTATTCTGCCTCCCTTGGCTTTAATGAAGTTCCGTTTGCCCATGCTATCGCGCAACTACTGGTGCAAAACTTACCTCCATTTAGTTTGTAGGTTTCCCCATCCCAAACAAGGGTATGGTACTGGCCCATAACTTTATGCTTAGATCTTTTAATAACTATTTGATTTCCATTGTATGGCTCTTCGGTGTAAACGCCTTCGCAATATTTTGAACCATCCTTGCCACACTGTAGGCACTTTGGTTTGTAGTTATATGTCATTACATAGTGGGTCATTACACTGTTTCCTTTCTAGTTGAGTGCATTGGATGCCAGCCCCTCGAGGCTGGGCACCAATAGACTAAACGCTGTATTCGTCACGCCATTGTGGATCTCCGTCTATAAACTCAGCATATGATTTTATGTCTCGAGCATACATATCACCGTACTCCCAAGATCCGTATGTGCCTGGAGATTTACCCGCGACAAACCATCGAGCATATGGATCTTTAGACTCAGCTTCTGAATGCTTGTAGGTTTTCAATACCCTCCATACAGTGCCTCCTTCACCCCAATTGTTTGCAGCGTACTCAGCATATGGTTGATCTAGTGGACGGGTTTTTCCAAATGATGTTCTAGGCATTGTGTTTCCTTTCTTTCCTAATTGAACAAGTTTAGTATGCCCCACTTTAAAGCAGGGCAC